TTTCTATATTTCAGTATGGAACAAATGATTGAAATGATGAGTCAAACAGGTCAAGGTGTTGCAGGTAAAGCGGAATTAGGTGATGCTGATGAAGATGAAGGTGGTGAAGAAGGAGGACAACAAATTGATACTAAAATTACTGTGACAGGTGCTATTTTTCCAATTCTTTGTCATGAAATCATCAAAGGATTAGAAGAGGCCAAAGGTAGACACGGATTACCAAAGGAGCCAGGTCTTCGTCAAAAAGTACAAGGTCAAACAGACATTTTATCTAATGAACCAATGCAATTAAGAATTGGTCCTGAAATTGTTGAAAAAATTAGATTTGCATTACCCGATAAAATGTACGACCAAAATAATAAAGGACTAATAAACTGGTTCCATATATTGTTATACCAAATACCAGCACAAGAGTTTTTAGAAATTATTGGAAATGCCATCTCTGAAGATTCTTCAAAAGTTAAGAAAGCTACTTCAAAATTTGAAGAAATTATGAAAGAAGCAATTCAAATGAAAGAAGAATTTGAAAACTACAAAGAAGAAGAAAATATTGATTCAGATGAAGACGATGATGATGGTTTAGACGACTTTTTAAGTGGTTTGAATATCACAAGACCTAAATAATATTTTGTGAATAGAGAACAACTGATTATTGAAGTTACGAAGTGTATGAGGAATACTCCTTACGCACTTCGTACTTACTTACAAACATACGATAACACCGTATCAAAATATGTCCCATTGGACTTATTTCCCGACCAAGTTAGCCTAATAGAAGATTACGACAAATACAATGAAAACATTGCATTGAAGTATCGTCAGGCTGGTGTGTCTACAGTTACCGCCGCTTGGATATCAAAACGATTAGTTTTTGCCAAGAAAAACAAACCTGAAAAAATCCTTATCATTGCCAACAAGTTAGATACATCAATGGAGATGGCTAATAAGGTTAGAGGGTTTACAGAACAATGGCCTAATTGGGTTGGTGTAACATTTTCAAAAGAAAAAAACTCACAGAGACATTTCAAACTTAGTAACGACTGTGAAGTAAAAGCGGTTGCAACATCAAAGGATGCTTTGAGGGGTTATACCCCTACCATTCTTGTATTTGACGAAGCGGCGTTTATTGAAGCGGATTCAGATTTCTGGTCTGCCTGTATGGCGTCCCTATCTACAGGGGGTAAAGTTATTGTAGTGTCCACTCCAAACGGATATGACCCAATCTACTATGAAATTTATGACCAATCGTTAAGAAACATGAATGATTTCAAAATATCTGAGATGTTTTGGTATCGTGACCCAAGATATACAAAAGATTTGTATATGGTTAAAACTAACGACTTAGTCCATTTTTTATTAAATAGAGAAGAATATACCGATAAGGATATTATCAACTTATCTATGGAAAATCCATATGATAGGGACCATTCAATTGTAACTGATTATATATCTCAAGGATATAAACCATGTTCTGCATGGTTTGAGAGTATGGTTAAAAAATTAAAATTTGACCGAAGAAAAGTTGCTCAGGAATTGGAATGTAATTTCTTGGGTTCAGGTGATAACGTATTTGAATCTGAATTAATGCAGGGTATTGCCAAAAATACTTTACGTGAGCCCCAAGCTAAACTTATGGGTGGTTCATTGTGGATATTTAAAGAACCCGTAAACGGTCACAAATACGTTATGGGTGTGGATGTATCAAGAGGTGACTCTGAAGACTTCTCGTGTATCCAAATCATTGATTTTGACGAAAGAGAACAGGTGTTAGAATATGTCGCAAAAATTCCACCAGATGTATTAGCAGAAATTGCATATAAATGGGGTACAATGTATAACGCTTATTGTGTAATTGATATCACAGGTGGTATGGGTATTTCTACGGCAAGAAAATTACAAGAATTAAATTATCAAGGTGGTCTATATGTTGATAACGTTGATACAAGTAATAAGTGGAAATGGGACCCAAAAATAAACGATAAAATACCAGGTATTAATTTTAATTCAAAAAGGGTTCAAATTATTGCCGCGTTTGAAGAAAATGTTAGACATGGATTTAAAGTATATTCAAATAGATTATACAATGAAATGAATACGTTTATTTATATCAATGGTAGACCTGACCACCAAAAGGGTCACCATGATGACTGTATCATGGGCGTTTCCATGGCATTGTACGTCGCAGAAAAATCATTTCAATCTTTAGAGAAAGTTACTAACCATACTAAAGCAATGATTAACTCATGGGCTACCACGGTTAATGAAAATAAAAACTCTTCAGACTTCTTTAATCCTATGGTTCCACAAATGGGTAGAGGTAATGGTATGAATAATCAAGGTGAAGCCACCAAGGCTGATTACCAAAAATATGGATGGTTATTTGGTTCACATTAACTATTTATATTATCAAGGTAATTAGTAAATTTAAACTATGAGTGATAATAATTTAACGGTATGGCAGAGGTTGTCCAAAACATTTGGACCAAACTCTTTATTAAAACAAGATTATCCGACTTTTAAGTTTGATAAGAAAGAACTTTTGCGCACCCCAAATCGTGATGATTACGAAAGAGAAAAACTTCAAGCACAACAAACATTTTATTTAACAAATCAATGGGCTAAAGTTGAAAACAATTTATACTCTCAAGCAATTTATTATGAACCATCAAGATTATCTGCTCAGTATGATTATGAATCAATGGAGTATACTCCTGAGATTTCAGCGGCATTAGACATTTACTCTGAAGAATCTACAACAACAAACGAAGATGGTTTTATTCTTCAAATTTACTCAGAATCAAAACGTATTAAGTCAGTATTAGCTGATTTATTTAATAACAACTTAGACATTAACACCAACTTACCAATGTGGACAAGAAACACTTGTAAGTATGGTGATAACTTTGTTTACCTTAAATTAGACCCTGAAAAAGGGATTGTTGGTTGCCAACAATTACCAACAATTGAAATTGAACGTCATGAGGTTGGTGTAACTGCCAAAATTACTGTTGATATTACACAAGAAAAAGATGAGAATAAAAAGGCTCTTCACTTTACTTGGAAAAACAGAAACATGGAATTCCAATCATGGGAGATTGCTCACTTTAGATTATTAGGTGATGACAGAAAACTTCCTTATGGTACCTCTATGTTGGAAAAAGCAAGACGTATTTGGAAACAATTATTATTGTCTGAAGATGCAATGTTAATCTATCGTACATCAAGAGCACCTGAAAGAAGAATGTTTAAAGTATTTGTGGGTAACATGAATGATGATGACGTTGAAGCATATGTAAACCGTGTTGCCAACAAGTTCAAAAGAGAACAAATTGTGGATTCTAAAACAGGTAATGTGGATATGAGATTCAACCAAATGGCGGTTGACCAAGATTACTTTATTCCTGTTCGTGACCCTGCTGCGCCAGACCCAATTACAACATTACCTGGAGCAACAAACTTATCAGAGATTGCCGATATTGAATACATTCAAAAGAAATTATTAACAGCACTTCGTGTTCCTAAGGCATTCTTAGGATTTGAGGAAGTTGTTGGCGATGGTAAAAACTTATCATTACAAGATATCCGTTTTGCTCGTACAATCAACAGAATACAAAAAAGTATGATTGCGGAGTTAAACAAAATTGCAATTGTTCACTTATTCTTATTAGGGTTTGAGGATGAATTACAAAACTTTACATTAGGTTTATCTAACCCATCTACACAAGCAGATTTATTAAAAATTGACGTTTGGAAAGAAAAAGTTTTATTGTATAAAGATTTAGTTGCGGACCCAGGAAATGGTATTCAACCAACATCTTCTACTTGGGCTAAGAAACATATTTTTAATTGGTCTGACGAAGAAATTAGATTGGACTTACAACAACAAAGAATTGAAAGAGCTGTTGGTGAAGAACTTAAAGCAACGCCTACAGTTATTACCAAAACAGGTTTATTTGATAATATTGACAAATTATACGGTAATCCATCAGGAGCAACCGCTAATGCTGCGGCAACTACTGGTGGTGAAGAAACACTTGGAGGTGGAGGTAGTTTTGAAACAGCACCACCGCCAGCAGGAGGAGGTGAAGAAAGCTTACCACCACCGCCAGCAGAAGGTGGGGCACCTGAAGGTGGAGAAGCTGCCGTTACACCAGAATCAAGAATGAAAAATATGAATTTGTTGATAGAAAGTAATTTATTAGAAGGGTCAACATTTTTAGATTTAGGTCAAGGACAAGATTCTTTAGGAGAAATTTCAAAAGAATTGGATAAGTTACTAAACTCCTAATATTTATATTGAAAACACACTATAATGACTTTCGGAAAAATCAAATCCATAATAGAAAACAATCTTCTTGAATCTTACAAAGATGAAAAAGAATTTAAGAAATCTCTAAAAGAATTCAAACACAATGTTTTGAACAACAAAACTATGTCTAAATTGTATTCTTTGTACGACCAATTGAGTACTCCTCAAGGACTAAACGAGTCTGATGCTAAAGATTTTTTAGAAGAAGGGATTCATTTAATTCAAAAATTACTGCCAAGTATTAAATTACCAATAAGTTTATCTGAGAATGTTCAGAATAAATATTCTGATATTGATGCCCTTGTTTATACAAATAAATTAAATTTGTTAGAGAGGGTTAATTCCAAAAA